CTACTGGATGCCGATTTCGCGCTCGACGCTGCCGACTAGCTGACTCGGCTTGATCCCGAACGCCTTGCAGATCCGGTACATCTGGCCCATCGTCATCGATCGGTCGCCGCGTTCGAGGCGGCCGATTGTCTTCTTGTCCACGCCGATGGCCTCGGCGAGCTGTTCCTGATTCCATCCCCGCCTGGTGCGCAGGACGCGCAGTTCGATACCGACGGCCTTGTTGACCTGGGCGGTCTCGGCCTCGAAGTCCGCCGCCGCATGGCTCGGACTCGTTCCAGTGGTGTCCATACGGTCCATTCTGGGGACCGAACAGGGTCTGACGCAACTCGATCTTGCTGTGTGTTGATCACATCCCGTCACATCCCGCCACGTCCCGGGGTATCTCGGCAGTGACCGGAAGTGGACTGAACAGAACTGTACTAGGTTGAAAGAGGACCGAAAGGGGTTTACGGTGGCGGTATGGATCCTCTCAATGTCGCCACCGCCGACGCGGTACGGCGCGCGATCCGGCGGGCCGGTGAAACGCAGTCGGCGGTAGCTCGTCACGTTGGCATCTCCTCGACCAGTTGGACGCGCCGGATGGGGGCACGGACCTCGTTCCGCGTGCCCGAACTGGTACGCATCGCCCGAGTGCTGGACATCGGCTTGGACGAGCTCACCGACAAAGCGATGGAGATTGTGTCGTGAGCGCGCCAGACGATCGGCCGTGCCGTACGCCCGAGATGCAGGCGTGGATCGACGAGCAGCGTAAGCACTTCCCGCCGGAGTGGATCGACAGCGTCATTCGTGACATGCGCATGTACGAGCGAATCAATCGTGAGCGTGCCGCACGTACTGAGGCGGGCGAAGCCGCATGAACGCCCTCTTCGTAACCGAAATCTTCTGTGCCGCAGTCTTGCTTGAGCTCGACGCTAACGAGGCCGAGCGGTGAGCACTCACCGTGTGAGTCTGCCCCTGCCGCAGCGCATTCCGCACCAGCGCGTCTCGCATATCGAGTGTGAGGCGTGGGAACTGCTCGGGCTTGTCGCGTCGTCGTCGGTGCCGATCCTGGCCGGTATTGCGGTGGGGTGGTCACTGACGAGTTGGGCGGTGGCGTTGCCGTGAGCGTCGTGTTGATAGTTGTCGCCATCCTGGCGGTGGGTATGTGTGTCTGGCTGGAGCGCCGTGCCGCTGCGCATGTCCGGATGGCTGCCGTTTATGTCGCCAATGCCGCTGCGTGCGTGCGTCGTGCCGCTGAGCTGGCTGCCGCCGATCCGACGCCTGTTGAGCTCGATCACGTCGCCATCGCGCCGGTGCGTGCGTTGCGTGTGGTCGGTGCATCGTCTGCTCGCGCCGATGAGGAAAACAGCGCCGCCGGAGGCGCAGGTGCGCCCGCGTCGAGCGTCCGGCCTCGCTGACACAGCCCAATTAATGCCGAGGTCATGACTCGGACAGGGACCTGTTCCGAGATACGCCATTCCGAGAGAACGGAGGGATTCCACCTAATGGGTAAGTGCAGAGTCGGAGACGTAGGCCGCATCCCGGCTGCCAACCTTGTTGCTGCGGTCGGCCTGGGTGAGCTGGCGAAAGACCTCGCTTTCCTCGATCATCCCGAGCTGGCGGACCGCGTGCGCGCCATCCTCGCCCAGTTGGGCTATGCCGCCCGGGCGGTGGAGGGAGCGCCGTTGTGACGCCACCGCTATCGATGTCCGCAGTCGATGCCCGCGACTTGACCGAGCGAATCAAGGTCGGGGTCGAGGCTGTCTGGGAGCTGATTCGGCGGGCGTACCTGACGCGGGCATGGGCCGTGCTCGGCTATCGCTCGTGGGACGACTACTGCACGCGGGAGTTCGGTGCGAGTCGGTTGCGTCTGCCGCGTGAGGAACGGCACGAGATCGTCGTGTCGATGCGCGAGATCGGCATGAGCACCCGCGCCATCGCGGCAGCAACAGGCGTCAGCAAGAACACCATCACCGAGGATCTGCGTCAGGTGTCCCAATCTGGGACACCTGAACCAGAAGCGATTGCCGGTATCGATGGGAGAACATACCCGCCTTCGGCCTCGAAACCACCGGTCACGGATCTGATTTCGGCTAACGAGCTGGCGGAGTTGAACTCCGCGATCACCGCCCCCGCGCCGACCATCGTCACGCCGGGCCCGCTGGGGGAGAAGCCGCTGCCGCGCCCCCGCAATCGCGCGCCGCTGCCAGATTCGTTCTCGCATAAGGCGTTTGAGCTGACCAGGGCTGCGGAAAGTTTGAAAGGCAAGACAGACGACGACCGGTTTGCTCGCAACGCCGAGGAGATCGCCCGCAAGAACCTCGGTGACCTCATCCGCGCCCGAGACGCCGTGCAGTACGTCATCGACCGGTTGACCAACCAACAGAAAGGCATTTCATGACACCTTCGTCCCTGCAGCGCCACGGTGACCGGCTGGCCCTGGCCGCCGACACCATCTCCACCGACGTGGTGCTGGTCAGCAGCGCTACGGCTCGCCGGTGGCTGGCCAGTCATCGGCGGAATCGGCCGTTGTCGAAGCAGAGCGTTGCCCGCTACCAGTCCGATATGGCCGCGGGGTTGTGGACGTTCGCCGCGGACCCGATCCGGTTCGATGTGGAGGGCCATTTGATCGACGGGCGGCATCGCCTGGTGGCGCTGGCCGGGTGCGCGCCGCCGTTGTCGCTGCCGTTCCTGGTCGTGCGTGGCCTGCCCACCGAGGCGCAACTGGTGATGGATCAGGGCCGCAAACGCAACGCCGGGCAGCAGTTGTCCATGCTGGGGGTGAAGAACGCGACCACCATCGCGGCCGGGGTGCGGATTCTGCTGTTGTGGGACAGCGGCTTGCTGTTCAGGGACAACAAGCTGGCCACCCGGATCACCGTGCCGATCATCCAGCAGTGGGTGTCGGGTAATCCGGGGCCGGTCGAGTTCGTCAACGACCGACTCAGCCTGATCGTCAGTACCGATGCTGCTCCGTCGGTGGCGACCGCGTTCGCGCTGAAAACCGGCGCCGCCGCTGCCGATATCACCGAGTTGTTCTTCCGGGAGTTGCACGATCTGACCGGCCTGGCCGAGGGCAGTCCGATTCTCGCGTTGGACAGGCGATTTAGGCGCTTGCGCCGCGAGTCGATCACGATGCCGATCCGTGATCAGCTCGCGCTGTTCATCCAGGCATGGAACGCCTGGCTGGCCAACAAGACGGTGGCGAAGTTCCAGCGCCCCCGCGGCGGCACCTGGACCGCAGAATCCTTCCCCCGGCCCGACATCACCGGATCGGCGGGGTGGCAATGAGGATATGGACCGACCACGAGACGGGCGCGGAGATCACCCAGGCCCGTAGCACCCGTGAGACGGTGTCGCTGCGCGCGGCTCCCGAGCCCGGCGACCTGTACCTCGACGAGCTGCGTGAATTGGTCACGCGCAGTGCGCATCTGCCCGGTACCGCGGTCGTGTTGTGCCGCCCGGACAGGATCGATGTCGAGTACGTCGACCACGGCACCGCGGCCGATATCGAGATACCCGGCGACGAGGACCAGGCCGACCCCGGCGCGGCGTGGGATCGGGCCCGCGATCGTGAGCTAGACGAGCGTTCGGGCGTGTGGTGATGGCTCGGTACACCGATTTGGATCGGTGCGCGGCCGATGCGCTCGACCTGTGCGAGTGCGTGCGCGAGAGGGGGCCGCTGGAAACCTATCGGCACTTGGCCGCACTATGCGCGCGCGATCCCGAGAGGATGGCCCAAATCCTCATGACTCTAGCGGCTTTCGTTGATTTCGAGTCGCCGTTGAGTGTTCTGCGTGCGCGCGTCGACGCGATCGTGGAGGGCCGTGTGCGGGCCGCTGGGCGGGTGGTGACGGCGTGAGCCACGACGTCTGCCCGGTCACTGACCTGTACACCGAAGAATGCGACTGCCCGCGGCACCGGGCGAACGAGACCGTCGGGGCGCTAACGGGATTCGCGCCTGGTCTCTATCCGAATGTGCCCGAGTGGGTGTACCACGGCGGCGACCCGCGGACGTCGCTGTCGTCCAGTGGTGCGCGTGATCTGCTAGAAGTGGTTCCGTCGCAATGGATCTACGACCGCGAACACCCGAATCGAGAGCCGAGCGAGGCGCTCGAGTTCGGTACAGCGGTGCACACACTCGCACTCAGTGTCGGCGCGGCGGTGGTCGAGGTGACCGCGGGGGACTGGCGCACCAAGGACGCGCAGCGCCAGCGGGCCGAGGCGCGCGCCGCCGGACAGGTGCCGCTGCTCACCCGCCAGTACCGGGCGGCTCGCACGATGGCCGACAACCTGCGCTTGCATCCACGTTTGGCGCGTGCCCTGGAGCGGGGCACGCCGGAGATGTCGGGCTATTGGCTCGACGGGGAAACCGGTGTGCTGCGCCGGTTCCGGACCGATTGCCTGTATACGGCGCCGAGCGGCGCGGTGCTCGGCATCGACGTGAAGACCGCCGACACCGCCGATCCCGCGAAGTTCCTCAAATCGGTGCTCGCGTTCGGCTACGACATGCAAAACGACTGGTACGCCGACGGTCTCGACCATCTGCTCGGCGCCTGGCCCGCGTTCGTGTTCGCGGTCGTCGCGAAGAAGCCGCCGCATCTGGTGTCGGTCGTCGAACTCACGCCCGAGTGGCTCGACCGCGGTCGCCGCCGCAACCGCGCAGCGCTGGATCTGTTCGCCCGCTGCCGCGCCGCCGACCACTGGCCCGGCTACGGCGCCGACATCCATCAACTCGATATGCCCGCATGGCTGCACAAGCAGGAGGAATACGCCCGATGACCACCGAACTCGTCTCCGCCGGTGCCGACTACACGCCGTCGACCCTTGCCCCGGCCGGTACGGCGTCGGCCGCGCTGGCGATGCTGCAGGCGCACGCCGAGATGATGCAGACCGCCTACACGCTCGCCGAGGCCATGGTGAAAACCGCGCTGGTGCCCGCGGTCTACCGCGGCAAGGCCGAGGACGCGGCGGCGGCGATCCTGTACGGCGCCGAGCTCGGCCTGAACCCGATCCAGAGCGTGCAGCAGGTGTTCCCGGTCCACGGGCAACCGTCGGTCTACGCGCGGACCATGGTCGCGTTGCTGAAGGCCCGCGGCTACCGGATCCACACCGTCGACAGCAGTGACACCGCGGTCACGGTCGCGGGGTGCTCACCCGGCGGCGAAGAGGAACACAGCACGTGGACGATCGAGCGCGCCCGCACCGCCGGATACGTGCCGACGCTGGATGAGAAGACCGGCAAGTACAAGACCAACACGAACGGCAAGCTGATCGGGAACGAGAAGTACCTCAGCGATCCGCAAGCGATGCTTTACGCCAAGGCCGCAGCCGAGGTGTGCCGCCGCCTCGCGCCCGATGTGCTGCTCGGCATCGCCTACACCCGCGAGGATCTCGAATCCGAGCCCGACACCGCGCCACCGATCCGCGTGCCCTCCCAGCGCGTGACACCCAGCGCCGCCGACATCCTCGAAGAAGCCGCCGCCGATTCGGTCGAGAAACCGGACGCGGCAGCCGAATCCGAGCAGCTACCCATCGACGCCACCCCGGCCGAGGGAAACGAGACCGCGTGATGAGCAGTTACCACGAGGCCAAAGCATTCGAGGCACTGTCCACGTTGCCCCGCGAGATCGGCATCTTGACCGAACTTGAGATCAGCAGCGCCGCAACCGCGCACGCGTTGCTCGCGCTGGTCGGCAAGCTCGGCGAACTCGTCGAGCAGCAACGGGCGGCGAACGTCCTCGCCGCAATCGGTTCCGGCGCGCTGGATTCGGCAGACGGCCTCGCTCACGCTCGTGCGTTCATCGCAGCCCAGTTCGGTACCGGAGACGGCGATGGTCGAGCCGCATTTCGCTGACGACTCGGTGACGCTGTATCAGGGTGACGCGCTGGCAGTGGCACAGGAACTACCGACGGCCTCGGCCGATCGCATCGTGACCTCACCGCCGTATTACGGGCTCCGCGACTACGGGATGCCGGGACAGTACGGGCGCGAGGCAACGCCGGCCGAGTACGTCGAGCGGCTGCGCGCACTGTTTGGCGAACTGCGGCGAGTGCTCACCGGCGATGGGACGTTGTGGCTCAACCTCGGCGACTCCTACAGTTCGTCACCCTCCGGGCCGCCGGGCGCCACGTCCCGCTTGGGTTCCGTTGTCGTCGAACAGTCGAAAGCCACGAAAAAGGCTGCGGTCCCGCACAAAAATCTGCTCGGTATCCCCTGGCGCGTCGCATTCGCCTTGCAGGCGGACGGCTGGATTTTGCGGAACGCGATCACGTGGCACAAACCGAACGCGATGCCGGAGAGCGTGACCGATCGACTGAGCAGCCGCTACGAGCTGGTCTTCATGTTCTCGAAGAGGCGACGGTATTGGTTCGACCTGGACTCGGTCCGCGAGAACCACGCGGAAACGAGCATCGCACGTGCGGCACGAGGGTGCAGTGCGCCGGACCTCTCGCAGCAGGGGATTGGTTCTCCGAACACGCTCGACCCGGCACAGGCTGTGCATCTCCGTGGCCGGAATCCGGGTGATGTGTGGTCGATCGGCACGCATCCGTTCCCAGGCGCGCATTTCGCGGTGATGGCGCTTGCCCTGGCCGAGCGATGCGTACGGGCCGGGTGCAAGCCCGGCGGCACTGTGCTCGATCCGTTCTGCGGCTCGGGTACCACCGGGCTCGCCGCGGCTCGTCATGGCCGCAGATTCATCGGGGTCGACCTGAGTTGCGACTACCTCGAGTTGTCGCTGCGCACACGACTCCAGCAGCCCGGTCTTGATCTTGAAGGGGTGTCCGGCGAATGGCCCGTGAGTTCGCGCGTATCCGACTGAGTATCTGGGAGGACGAGCCCTATCTCGACCTCACCCCAGCGGCGCAGCACCTGTACTACGTGCTCACCACCGACCCGGGGCTGAGCTACTGCGGGTGCGTGGACTGGCGCCCGGCCCGGCTGCGTCCACGTGCCCGCGGCTGGACCCGGCCGCAGATTCACGCCGCCGCGGCCGAACTGGAGGCAGCGCGGTTCGTGCTGTTCGACCCGGACACCGAGGAGGCGCTTGTCCGCAGTCTCATCCGTTCCGACGAGCTGCTGCGCAACCCGAAACTTGCTCTTGCCGTGGTGAAGGCGTACGGGGCGCTGGCGTCGCGCACACTGCGCGCCGCGGTGGTCACCGAGCTGAAACGCGACCGCCACGAACACCCCGAGTATTCGTCGTGGTCGCACTCGATGTCGGCAGTGCAGCTGTCCCGGCTGCTGTCGCTGCCCGATCTCGACACCGTCGGCTACACCCACCGGATCACCGATCCGGTGCCGGTCGGCGAGACGCCGCGCATCGCCCCGATCACCAACGGCATTACCAATCCGAATGCCGATCAAAACGGGTACCGCATCACCAACCTGATCGGTGATGCCGAACCGGTCGCGAATACCGATGCGGATCGGTCCGTTTCACCGATCCCGACCACGGACCGGATTACCTCGGCAATTGGTGACGCGGATCGGTCCGTTTCCTACCAGCAGACCGCAGACAGCAGACAGCAGACCTCGGGGGGTTCCGTCACAGGGGTACGGCACGTGCCCGAACCGCTCCCGCCGCCGGACGACCCCCCATCCACATTTCACCCGGGCCATGAAACCGGTCCCGTCGCCCCTGCGCAGACCGGGCCGGGTGAGCCGTCGCAGTGGTGTGACCGGCATCCCGGCGGCACCCCGGACCCCTGCCGTGCCTGCCAGACCGCCCGGCAGGCACACCACGAGTGGCAGCGCGACCGCGCCGAACGCCGCCGCGTCGCCGCCGACCACAAACGCGCCGACATCGCCGACTGCGCCCTGTGCGACGAGGCCGGGTGGCGTACCCCGCCCGCCGAGCTACGCGACGCCGACCCGCCGGTCGTCCGGTGCAACCACAAGCCCGGCGAGCTGCCCGCCGCATGGCGCGCGCTCATCACCCACATGCTCGACACCACCGAGGAGACGAAACCCGATGAATGACACCATCATCCGATTGCAGCCCGGTGAACGCCGCCTCGGCCAGAACGAGGCTGCCGAGCAGCAGCTCGCCTACGCGACCGTGCCCTGCCCCGAATCGGAATGCGCGGCGCTGGTAGGTGATCCCTGCAATCGGCTGATGCCCGACGGCCGCCGCTATGAGACCCACCTCGCGCACCCGAGACGCATCAAGGTCGCCATCACCCAGCGTGCCGGGGAAGCGAGAGCTGAATGACTGGATCTTGCACCTGTTTCGTGCCTGGCTCGCCCGCGCCGCAGGGCAGCAAGCGGCACGTCGGCAACGGCCGCATGATCGAGTCGTCGAAAGCCGTCGGCCCGTGGCGGGAGCGTGTCGCCCTGGCAGTGCACGACGAGCATTGGCCGCAGCTCGCCGGGCCCGTCGCCGTCGTCCTCGAATTCGTGCTGCGGCGCCCGAAATCCGTGCCGAAGACGCGCACCCCGGCCGCGATCCGGCGCCCGGACACCGACAAGCTTGCCCGCGCGATCCTCGACGCGCTGACCGGCATCGCGTTCGCCGACGACGCCCAGGTGATCCGGCTCTGCGCAGGCAAACGACTCGCCGAGACCGGCGAGACACCCGGCGTGCACATCACGCTGACCGACCTCACCGAGGCGGACCGATGATCGGAATCCAGGTGCCCGAACCGGATCCGATCGAGGCCACAATCGTGGCGTGGTGCCGCCGAGCCAACCTGTATCGCGACGGCGCACTCGTCCGCGAAGGCGTGAACCTGCTCGGTTCCAACGAACTCGCCGCGAAGGCATGGGCGAAGGCGGTCGCGAACCACCTCGCCGCCGACGGCGAGCACGATCACGAATCGCTCGCGACATTCCTGCTCACCCAACAAGCCGCGCAGCATGTGCGCGCCTACTCGTCCGCGCCGCTGATCGCCGAGGGGCTGCTCGTCATGCTCACCGAAAGGGGCCTGCTGTGAACCCCGAGAACCTGCCCGCGCCGGACGGTTTCGCGCCGCGGCCCGGCGGCCCGCCCAGCGACGATCTGCTACGCCGCCTCGAACTGATCAGCAGCAAGGTCCCGCCACAGCGGCGACTGGCGATGGTCGGCAAGTTGCTCGCCCACATCCGGGCCAACATCTACCCCTGGATGCACATCCTGCAGCGCGCCGACGGGTCGGTCGTGGTCACCATCTCCCCGCCACCGGCCGGTGACCAGTGAGCGAGTGCCGTAACCGCCGCTGCGCACGCCCCTGCGCCGAATTCCTGTGCGCCAGTTGCGCCGAGGAACTCGCCGCGGCGCTCGACGGCGTCCCATGGCTACTCGACGAACTCGCCGTCACCGAGCTACGGCAAGACCGGGTGTCGCGTGGACTGCGATCCGGTTCGCGACCGGTCGCGCCGTTGCCGTTCCACCCGGCCGCGGCCGAGCTGCACGCGACGCTGACGAACGGGATCACCACGTGGGCAAGGCATCTCGCTGAATCACGAGGTATCGCGGGGCCGGTCGGCGACGGCAGCGACGCCGCGCGCTGGCTCGCCGACAACATCATGGCGGTGCGCCTGGACGAGGCCGCCGGGCAGATTCACGCCGAGATCACGCACGCCGTGCACGCCGCGCTCGTGGTGATCAACCCGCCGCCGCAGCTCGTCTACCGCGGCCCGTGCCCGACGATCATCGGGCAGGCCAGTTCTCACCGTCCGCGCGAGTGTGAGAGGCCGTTGTACGCCGAGGCGGGCGAGTTGTTCGTCAATTGCCCGGCCTGCGGGGTCCGGCACGATGTCGTCCGGCTCGAACAGCAACTGCTCGCCCGGATCGGTGGCCGAATGTTCGAGATCCCTGATCTTGTGCGTGTGTTGCGCGAGCTCGGCGAGCCCGTGCCGCGAGGCACGATCGTGTCGTGGGTGCACCGCGGCCAGCTGCGTGCGGTGGCGCACTCCGCTGCGGGTAAACCCCTGTATCGGCTCGACGACGCGCGAAAACGACGCACGAACCCCACACCGGCCAGCAGGTCACGCTGAAGCTTGCGCGCCGGGTGGAGGGATTCGTGACAAGATCGCTACCGCATGCAACACTGCAATGACAACGCAATAGCTGTCAGCAAGGCCCGGTCCGAATGCGGACCGGGCCTTGCTGTTTGGTGGTACAAGAAAGGCGGTGACGCCACCGATGACGGGCCACGCCGACAACGTCTGTACGCATCCACGCCCCGTGCTCGCCACCGATCAGGTCATTCATGGCGAGGCGCTGACCATCATGCGCGAGCTTCCCGACGCGACCTTCGATGCCTTGATTACCGATCCGCCGTATTGCATGGCGGTGTCACGGCCCGGGATCGCACCAGCCGCACAGCGGTGCAGAAGTACGCCGACAGCGGCTCGGTAGCGGCTCATGCGGTGCCGGATTTTCCTGATCAGCGTGATCAGCGCAGTTTCGCGTTGTGGTCGTCGTTCTGGCTGACTGAAGCGCTACGGCTGGTGCGCCCTGGTGGTCAGGCGCTGGTGTTCACCGATTGGCGGCAGCTGCCCGCGTTGTCGGACGCGGTACAGGTAGCGGGTTGGCGGTGGCGCGGAATCGTGGTGTGGCGTAAGCCCAATGCGCGCCCGAACCCGGGGTTCAAGAACGAATCCGAGTACATCGTGTGGGCCTCGCACGGGCAACTCGACTCCGATCACCGGCCGCCGTTCCTGCCCGGGGTGTACTCGATCGCCAACCCCACCGGTAAGCACCGCCATCACCTGACCGCGAAACCGGTCGAGCTGATGCGGCAACTGGTGCGGACGGTCCGCCCGGGCGGGCGCATCCTGGATCCGTTCACCGGCAGCGGAACCACTGGGGTCGCAGCGGTGGCTGAAGGCCGAGAGTTTCTCGGCATCGAAGCCGTCGACGCCTATGCACAGATTGCCGCACAACGATTGGCCGAACATGCGGAATCCGCCGGGAACACCAGTCCGCACCTGGGGCGGGCGTAGTCCCGGGCGATCTTTGCCCGCGGTTGTCGTGACAAGACTGCGACGGCGTGCAACACTGTCCAGCAGTGGGATGTCTATCCCCGCAGCCCGATCCGAGCACGACGGACCGGGCTTTTTCATGCCCGATCCCGGGCGCACGAGCGCGGTAGAGCAGTTCGGTAGCTCGCTGGCCCCATATCTCAGAGGTCACCGGTTCGAGTCCGATCCGCGCTACGGCCGACAGGCCGTATCCCGTCACCTGCCTGAATTCGCTCCCGCGACTTCGGGTTTCGCTGCATAGGAGCAAAGTTCATGTTGTCGTCGTTGTCTGCGTCGCTGGGTACGGCCCCGTGGGGCACCATCTTGCTCGATATCGCCAAGGTGCTCGTCGCCGTGATCACGGTATTCGTCTAGCCCGTGATCGTCGACGCCCATCGCGCACACTGGTGGCGGCATCCGGCCGTCCGCACCGGTGATCAGCTGACCGTCGGTGAACGCGCCGCCGACGCCGGTGTGCGCGGAATGGGTTCGTGGCCTTTCCTGTTCGGTCAGACGGTCATCGTCACCGGGTGGATCGGGTTGAATCTCACCGCGTTCGGTCTGCGCTGGGATCCGTATCCGTTCATCCTGCTCAATCTCGCGTTCTCGACGCAGGCCGCGTATGCGGCGCCGTTGATCCTGCTCGCGCAGCGCCGCCAGGACAGCAAGAACGCCGAGGTGGCGCTGCATACGTCGCAGGCGGTCGACGCGATGCTCGGCAAGCTCGACGAACTGCTCGACACCAGAGAGCAGCGGCAGGCGTGACGGGCCGTCGTTTCGTCCTCGAGCAGTTCGAGGAGTTCCTCACCGGTGGCGATCTCGCCACCATCCATACCGGTCCGATCCCGATTTGGGCGGGCTACATCATCGAGCAGAACGCGCGCGTTCTGGAGATTCTGGGAGAAGCTATGCCCGACATCGAAACTCAGCTCAAGGCCGATATCGCCTCGCTGGTCGAGTCCAACACTAAGATCGTTGCCTTGAATACGCAACAGGTTTCGCAGATCACCGATCAGCAGGCGCAGATCGCCGCACTCAAGACGCAGATCGCCCACGGCGCCACGCTCACCCTGGATGATCTTGCGCCGCTGGACGATATCACCAGCAAGATCGCGGCCACCGCCGCCGCGGCACACGCCACCGCGTCGAGTAGCGCCACCGCGCCCGCGTCGACGCCTGTCGTCGCACCGCAGCAGCCGGTCACGCCCGCGCCGACGAGCACGAGCCCGGCCGCTGGCACGGGTGCCGCCGCGCCGGCGGTGCCTGTGCAGCAGCCCATTACGAGCCCCGGTACCGACACCACCGGCAAGGTCAGCGGTGCCGACACCGGTACCGCCAGCGGCAGCACGGGCGGCGCGTCGAGCCGGTAGGCAGGAGATGCCCACTCGGACCGCGCGGCGGACAACGACGCAGCGCGGTCTCGGGTGGGTTCATCAGCAGGCGGTCGCCGCGCTGCTGCGGAGTTTGCCGGACGGCTCGCCGTGCTGGTGGTGCGGCATGCCGATGTATCGAGACCCCGCCCGCAACTTCGATCAACGGCAGCTGCAGGGCGATCACTCCACCGCCCGAGCGGTCGGCGGCACGGTGACCGACCGGCTGCTGCACGCGACATGCAACGGCTCGCGCGGCGACGGTAGCCGTGACCACCTGCGCCCGGCGATCACCGGGCAACCCGTCGATGCCGTCTCGAACCGGGATGATCGGGGTTGCTGGTGCTTGCTGGAGTGGTGACCGTGTCCGGATTTCGTGGCCGGTCGTGGGGACTCTCGTCCCGGACCGGTGTCCGATTCGCCGGGAAAAATCCGGAGGGTGGCCCTCCTGACGCCCCATCACTAGTCAAGAATTTTTTGTACGGGACGAAATGGTACGTGCAATGGCGGAAATCCTCGGCAAAACAGGCGAAAAGCTGTGTCGCGCACTGGAATTGCCCACGGATGGCTACGAAATCACCGTGTTGATCATCGAAGCGGCGCGAGTGGGGGACCGCCTGGAGCAATTGAACAGCATCCTGACCGGTGCCGTCGACGTATGGACTCGGTTGAGCACTGGCCGTGACGGCACCCTGGAAATCCGCGTCGATGCCGCGTTGCAGGAGGCGCGGCAGCAGGCCGGGACGCTGCGGCAGCTGCTCGCCGAGATTCGCCGCCAGCGCGGCGGCTACGAGCCGGACGAGGGTGATGTACTCGCTGGACTCTGATCTGGCCGAGCTGTTTTCGGCGCCGGATCCGGTGGTGTTCCCGACGCTTTCGGGACGTCAACGCCCGCATCATGTTTCGTTGTGGCCCGGGGACGATACGCACGGGCACAAAGCGATTGCGCTCGCCGGGCGGCTCTCGCCGCAGCCGATCATGCCGTGGCAGCGCGGCAATCTGCGGTGCCTGCTGCGCCGCAATCCGGAGGGCGCGTGGACCCATCCCGACGCCGTGCTGATCTGTCCTCGCCAGAACGGCAAGTCGGAGATCCTGTTGCTGCGCTGCCTGTATGGGCTGTGCGTGCTCGGCGAGAAGATCCTCTACACGGTGCAGCGGTGGGACACCGGTAAAGAGTTGCATACCCGCCTGGTGGCGTTGATCGGCGCGAGTGCGAGCCTGCGGCGGCGGTTCGCGTCCGCGCCGACGCTGTCGCAGGGGCGCGGCACCATCAAGTTGACCAACGGCGCGCAGATGGTCACCTCGACGCGGTCCGCCGATGTCGGCCGCGGTATCACCAAGCTCGATCTGCTCGTCTACGACGAGGCATACAACCTGGATCTGTCCGCGACGTCCGCGGTCGATTACGCGCAGATGGCCGCCCCGGATCCGCAGACGATCTACACGTCGTCCGCGGTGAACGCCGAGCAGCATCCGAAGGGTTTCGTGCTCGCCGATATGCGCGCGGCCGGGCTGGCCCGTGCCGAGGGCGTCTACTTCGCCGAGTACATGGCTCCCGAGCACCTACCGCATGACGCCGTGACGACCTGGGAGTACGCGAACCCCTCCTACGGGATCATCCAGACCGCGGCGAAAATGCAGAAACCCTTGCGCAAGGCGACAACCAAGGCCGGGCTGATCGCGTTCGGTGTCGAGGCGCTCGGCCGCGGCGTGTGGCCGGTGCGCACCGAGCACCGGCCCGCGCTGATCCCCGCCGAGGTGTGGGGCGGCATGGCCGATCCGGCGCCGACGCTGACGGGGCCGCGAGCAATCGCGGTGGATATGACGCCGGATCGGCGTGTGGTGTCGATCGTGGCGGCGGTGTGGACGACCGCGGGCCGGGTGCATGTCGAGCTCGGCTATCACGGGCCGCGTGCCCCGGGCACGGTGGGTTATCTGGTGTCGGTGGTGGCGCGGCTGGATCCGTGCGTGCTGGTCATCGACGCGGCATCGCCCGCGGCCTCGCTGACCGGTGATCTGCTCGCGGCCGGTGTCGAGGCGACACTCACCGGGACCGCGCAGATGGCGCAGGCGACCGGCGACTTCTACGACAAAGCGATGGCCGGGCTGCTCGCTCACACCGGTGATCCGGTGCTCGCGGAGGCGGTCGAGGGCGCGGTGAAACGCGACCTGCCCGGCGGTGGCTGGGCGTGGGATCGCAAGGGCGTCAACGTGATTTCCCCGGTGGTGGCCGCGACGTTGGCGCTGTGGGGACTGATCACCTTCGGTACGCGCACCGCGCCTGTACAGCAGCTCGTACACCGCGCGGCGGCGAGCCCGGGGGGTCGGCACCACGGTGAGGCGAACCTCGCGGTGGTCGGGTTCTGAATGGAGGTGACGACGTGGCCGAGAAGACATCCCCGGTGCGGGGCAGGGTAGCGACCCGCGAAATCGGTTATGCCGTCTCCTATCCCGGCGACATCTGGCTACAGAACACCGAGACGACACCCGAGTTGCGGTGGCCGTTGTCGGTGCAGGTGTATGACCGGATGCTGCGCCAAGACGCGCAGGTCGCTTCGGTGCATCGAGCGATCACACTGCCGGTGCGCCGCACGAGCTGGCGGGTGGACCCCAACGGCGCCCGTGATGAGGTGGCCGAGTTCGTCGCCGGTGATCTGCATCTGCCGATCGTCGGGGCCGACGACGAGTCGCGGCAGCCGACACGGCGTGTGCGCAACAGTTTTTCGTGGGCCGATCATGTGCGGCTCGCGTTGTTGTGCCTGCCGTACGGGCACAGCTTCTTCGAGCAGATCTACCAGCTCGACGACCACGGCTACGCGCACCTGGCGAAGCTCGCGCCGCGGTTGCCGCGGTCGATCTCGAATCTGGTGGTCGCGCCCAGTGGGGAGTTGGTGAGTATCGCGCAGTACGCGATGGGCACCATGACCGGTGGTTTCGAGGCCGTGGTGATCGGCGCTATCGCCGGTGGCGGGGCGACGATCCCGGCCAAACGGATCGTGCCCTACATCAACGAGCGCGAGGGCGGCGACTGGCTCGGCAAGTCGGTGCTGCGGGCCGCGTACAAGAACTGGCGATTGAAAGATCGCATGCTGCGGGTGCAGGCGCAGACGATCGAACGTAACGGGATGGGGATCCCGGTCTACTACGCGGGCCCCCTCGATAAACAAGCCGATCTCGACGAGGGCCAGCGCATGGCCAACGACTACCGTGCCGGGGACAGCTCGGGGGCGGCGCTGCCGAACGGGGCGAAACTGCGGTTGCAGGGTGTCGAGGGCGCGCTGCCCGACGCGGATCCGGTCATCCGCTACCACGACGAGCAGATCGCCCGCGCGCTGCTGGCGCACTTTCTGAACCTCGGAACGCAAACGGGCTCCTGGGCATTGGGGTCGACATTCGCCGATTTCTTCGTGATGAGCCTGCAGACCGAGGCGCAGCTGATCGCCGACACCGCGACCGCCTACGTCGTGGAGAAGCTCGTCGACCTGAATTTCGGGCCCGACGAACCCGCACCACGGATCGTGTTCGACGAGATCGGCTCCCGCCACGACGCCACCGCGCAAGCACTCGCCCTACTCATCCAGGCCGGGGCGGTGTTCCCCGACCGGCGCCTCGAGCAGGCGGTACGCGACATGTACGGGCTGCCGCAGAAAGAGCCGGGCACGCCGGACCCGTCGCCGACACAGAAGAACATGCCACCGGCGCCGCTCGTCCCGCTGGACGACACCAGCGACGAGGCCCAGCAGTGAATGCCCGCACCCGGTTGCGCGATCTCCGCGGCGGCCCCGCGGCCCGGTCGTGGTATCGCATCAACGCCAGCACCGACGCCGCGGTCCCGGAGGTGTTCATCTACGACGAGATCGACTCGTCCGGGGTGAGCGCCGAGCAGTTCGTCCGCGACCTCGCCGCGCTGGACGGTCCCGAGATCGTGGTGCGTATCAACTCACCCGGCGGCAATGTGTTCGACGGGCTCGCGATCATGCACTCGATCGCCGGGCACGACGCTATGGTGACGACCGTCGTCGACGGGCTCGCCGCGTCGGCCGCCTCGTTCATCGCCCTCGCAGGCGACGAGGTGGTGATGCGGCCCGGCGCCGAACTCATGATCCACGACGCATGGGGACTCGCGGTCGGCACCGCCGAGGACCTGCGGGCCCTCGCCGAGCAACTCGACCGCACCAGCAGCACCCTCGCGGACATCTACGCCGCCAAGGCCGGAGGCGCGGCCGGCGAGTGGCGCGACCTCATGCGCGCCGAAACCTGGTACAGCGCCAACGAAGCCGTCACCGCAGGGCTCGCCGACCGCGTCGAAGCACCCCGCAAAGACACCACCGCCGCCGGGACCGGGAAAGCCCGCGTGTTCGACCTCAGCGTCTTCAACTACCACGGCCGTGGTGCGGCGCCCGCGCCGCGGCTGCACCGCCGTCCCTTCGCACGGGCGGAGGTCACACGAAAGGAAGGACCTATGTCCACCCTGATGGAGGGCCTCCGCGAGCGTTTCGGGCTCCCCGACGACGCCGACGAGGCAACGATCCTGGCGGCAGTGACCGCCGAACTCGACAGCACCACCGCCCCTGCAGAAGACGCAGCGCCGGACGCCCCGGCCGAGCCGACCCTGCAGCAGATCGCCGCGTCGGCGAAGCGGCTGAATCTGCGCCTGGTCGACGCCACACAATACGAGCAACTCGCCGCCCAAGCCGCCCAGGGCGCGCAAGCGTTCGCGCGGCAGCAGGCACAGCATCGCGACACCGTGCTCGCCGACGCGGTCCGCACAGGCCGGATCGCCAAGGCGCAGCAGCCGCATTTCGCGAAGCTGCACGCCGCCGACCCCGAGGGCACCGAGGCGCTGCTCGCCGAGCTTCCGCCCGGTGTGGCGGTGCCGCTGACCGAGGTCGGGCATGCCGGTGAGCCCGACATCGACCACGAGGCCGCCGAACTCGCGACGTCGTTCGCGAAGATCACCGGCTCACCCTGGAAGGACTCGGACCGATGAGCGACTTTCTGCCCCTGTACCACCCAGCTGCCAAGGTGCCGTACGTGACGAGCGCCGCGGTGACCGCCGGTCAACTGCTCGTGGTGTCCGGCAACAACACCGTGGCAGCGTCGTCGGCGGCGGGGATGGCGTTCGGTGTGGCCGCCGTCGACGACCCCCTCGGGGGTAATCAGATCATGGTCTACCGCAACGGTATTCACGTACTCGCCGCCTCCGGGACGATCAACGCCGGTGACCCGGTGGTGGCCGCGGCGTCGGGTGCGGTGTCGGCGATCGGGTCGGACACCAACTACACCCACGTCGTCGGCCAGGCGCTCACCGCCGCCGCGGGCGGCAAGGTGACCGTCGCGCTGCGCCTCGCATGAGCCCCTGATCCCAGAAAAGAGAGCCCCCGTGTCCGGAAACCCCCCCTCCCCGCCGTCACCGCCGACACTGTCCGGTGACGTCCTCTCGATCAACCGGTTTCTCAACGATCCGCTGTGGGTGCTGCGGTCCCTGCGCACCATCAGTGACCAGATGTTCGTGTCGAACAAGATCCTCACCTCGCAGTTGTGGACCGAGTCCGGCAGCGTCGGCTACGAGCAGACCGAGAGCATCTATGCCGACAACACCCCGCAGCCGGTGCCCCCGGGTGGCGAGTATCCGGTGACCACGACCGGCACCGGGCCCGCCAGCATGGCGAATACGGTGAAGTGGGGCCAGGATTCGGAGATCTCCGACGAGTCGATCTCCCGCCAGAGATACGACGTCGTCAACCGCAAATTCACGAAACTCGCGAATTCGCATGTGCTCAAGGTGGATTCGATCGCGCTGTCGGCCGTGGCGTCGGCGATCACCCAGACCACGGCCGCGCTCGCGTCGTGGGCCGGAACCGGTGCTACGCCCGCCATTCTGCGGGACTTGATGCGTGCGTTCGCGAACATCCTCGCCTTGAAGCAGGGGTACATGCCCGACACGGTGCTCGTGGGACTGACCACGTTCGCCAACATCGTCTCCGACGACAGACTCGCCAACCTGCTGCCGCGCGAGGTCCCCGGCGTGCGGGACAGCAACGTGGCGGCCGGATGGGATTCGCCGTTCATGCGCCGCATCGGCGGGTTCACCTTTGTGACAAGCCCGAATCTGCCGACCACCGGGACCGCGTTCCTGCTGGACGCCAAGGTGTTCGGCGCGTTCGTCGACGAGCGCGTGCCCGCCCCCGGATACGTCGCCAGCGACGACCCCGGCGCGGACGGTATCCAGGTCAAGACCATGCGCGAAGAACGCACCGACGCGTGGCGGATCCGCTGCCGCCGCATCACGGTCCCGATCATCCTGGAACCCCGCGCCGCGTGGGCGATCACGGGAGTCGACGCATGAGCCAGCACACCCGCTACCGCGTGACCGCGCCGCTCGTCCTCGCCCACGACGAGGCCGACCGCACTCACCACCACTACTACGGGGCCGTGATCTCGTGGCTGTCGCCCCTCGAGCGCGCGCACCTGCTCGGTCAGGAACAGGTCGAGGAGATCGAGGAACCGGTGCCCCCGGGCGTCGTCCCACCCGCCCCGGCCACGCCCGCCGCCCCGGCCGCGGAGGCGGTACGGCCGCCGCAAGTGGCGCCGAAAGACGTGTGGGTGGACTACGCGGTGGCTGCGCACGGTCTCGACCGGGCCGCCGCCGAAGCGATGACCAAAGAAGCCCTGAAGGCGCTCGGCCACTGAACGAGGCATCGAGGTGACTGCGGCGGGGCCGCCGCCGTTCGCGTCGGTGGCCGACGTGCAATCGACATGGCGCGCCCTCACCCCGGAGCAGGCCGCCTACGCGGGCCTGCTGCTGCAGGCCGCCGCGGTGTGGATCTACGGGAAGCTGCCGGGCATCGACCCGGTGAGCCCGGCCGCGCGCATCGTGTCGGTCGAGGTGGTACGGGATGCGTTGCAGCGCGACGTGTTCGAGGGCGCACCCTCGGGAAAGATCACCCGCGGCAGCCGCTCGGACGAGTGGACGACCGCCCGGACCGCGACCGTCGAGGAACTCGCACACACGCTGGTGTTCTCCGAGTACCACCTGAATTTGCTCGGCCTGTTCCAGCCGACCGGCCCACGGTACGCGATGGGCTCACGCACACGAGGCCCGGACCCGATCCGTCTGTTCGGCATCGAACTGGGGGACTGCTGAATGGTTTTCGCGCTCGGTACCCACACGCTCGTGTTGCATCGGCGGATCCCGGTCGTCGACGCCACCGGCCGCCCGGTGCTCGACGCTTACGGCCGCGAACAGGTGACCGATATCGCGGTGACCGTGGCGGGTTGCGATTTCGAGGTGACCGCGTCGCTGGAAACCGAGTCCGCCGTGACGATCACGCGCCTGGACGGCCGCGGCATGCTCCCGCCCGGCACCCCGGTCGACTACCTGTCGGCGGTCACCTGGCAGGGCATCAAGTTCGAAGTGCACGGGCCACCGCGCCCGGTACCCGCCATCCGCACCGGCGCCATCGATCACATCGCGGTCACCGCCCGCTCGTCGCTGGACAGCACCAACCCCGCCAGTAGAGAGGAAGGCTGACCGATGGCCATGGAAGTGATGGGCGTACTCGCTGAACTGACCAAACTCGCCACCCAGGCCGGGCCCGCGTCACCGATAATGCGCGAGGCATTGCTCGCCGAAGCCAAACGCGGCGAGAAATACGCGAAAACCATTGCGCCGGTGAACAAAACCGGGAAACCACACCGCATCACCGCCGGGTACGTCGACGAGCCGGGCGACTACCGCGACAGCATCGAGGGCCTGGTGCTGTTCGAGCACGGCGCGTGGCGGGGCCGCGTGATCGCGCGGGACTGGAAAGCGCACATGCTCGAGTACGGCACCACGCACATGGCGAAGCGCGCTATCCTGCGCCGCACCGCGGGATATCTGCGAGGCACCCGGTCGTGAGGCCGGAGGGGCGGCATTTCGCCAACCTCCGCACTTTGCTGACCACGTACCTGCTGCGGGTGGACGGGATCGGTAGTGCGGGAACGAAATTGCGGCCGGTGTGGCCGTTCGTGCTGATCACCGTCATCGCGTCCGGCGGCGACAACTACCTGTGGTCACGCCACTTGGTCGATGTCGAGGTGTTCCACAGCGACTACTCGGCCGGTGCCGATTTCACCCGGCGTGTGCACGACCACATGATGCGGTTGCGGCACAGCTACGTCGACGGCGTCCCGATCTCGGATGTCGCCACCATCCACGGTTTCGGCGACCTCGATTACCAGGACGACACCGTCCACCGGTTCATCGCCGAATACGAGATCGAGTCGTCCGTCGACGCCCAACCCCTGTAAGGAGATTCAGTAATGGCCGATGTGAAGATGGCCGCGGGTACCACGTGGGACACCGTGTTCGGCGGTGACGTGGGGAATGTGTTCAAGGGCCAGTTCGGTTTCTGCCTCGCCCGTGACTACGACGCGACCAAGCCGCTGACCACCTGGACCCCGTTCGCGTCCGACGGCAACTGGTCGCCGACCCTGCTCACCACCGACGGCTTCACCGGGCTGGGGTATTTCGACGAGAACGGCCTGGAATTCACTCCTACCCTGACCACCGCCGATGTCAAGGCGTGGCAGACGCGGCAGAAGTTGCTCACCGACTTCACCGAGGACAGCGAAGCGGCCATGTTCACCGCGATCGAGCGGACACCCTATATCGAAGCGCTGGAGTCGAATATCCCCTTCGCGTCCATGCTGCCGATGGGCGGCATCGGCTACCAGTACACCAAGCCGGTGGTGACCTTCCCGGTTCATCGGCAGCTGGTGTTCGGGTCCATCTACATGACGCCGCAAGGCATTTCGGCGTGGGCGCGGATCTACTCCGACGCGATCATGGCCAAGCCCGACAAACTCAACATGAACGCCAAAACCGAGGCGCAGGGCAAACTCACCTTCGACGCGATGCTCGACTCGGTCTCCGGATTCGCGGTGCGTACCCTGCGCGATGGCCCGGGCTGGCGGGCCCGCGGCGGCACCACCGCCACCCCGGGCACACCGACCGCGACCGCGGGTGCAGCCGGTATCGCGACGCTAGCGTTCACCGCACCTGCCTCGAAGAACGGCCCGTTTACCTACAGCGTGTTCGTCGACGCCACCGTGACCCCGGTCGCGACTGGCAGCGTCGCCGTCGGCGGCACCGCGGCATCCCCGGTGCTGACCGTGTCCGGGCTGACCAGCGGCGCGCACACGTTCAAGGTGCAGGCAATCGGCTCCAACGGATCGGCCTCGAACCAGTCGGCCGCCTCCAACTCGGTGACCACCTCCTAACGAACCCCGGCCCCGCCTGCCGAGAAAGAAGTCCGCAATGTCTGAACCGATTCCGGCCATGATCCCGAGCGGCCCTGTGCCCGAACAGTTTCCAGCACCCGCACCGGTACCGGCACCCGCACCGCCTGCGGCGCCAGAGCCGGTGGCGCTCGGGGAGACGGTCACCGATCTAGCGGCGTTCCGCGCACAAGGCTTGGAGAGTCTCGGTGTGGCGCGCGGGATTTCGTTTCAGCCGGGCGGTCCCGGGACCGAGGTGTTCACGGTCCCGCACGCGCTCCTGTTGAGCGATGACAAGAACACCGAGCTGGCCAAGCCGTTGGACTTCGTCGAGATCGCCAAGACCATCTTGAACACCGATACCGACCCGGACGCCTACTACCGGTTCCGCGCCGCCGGCGGCCAGGCCGGGGATGTGATGATCGCGTGGCGGCATCTGAGCCTTGGGCTGGATGTCCCAAAATCGGCGAAGCCGTAGCACGGCTGCGGTCGGCCCCACGCCAGATCGAGGCCGATCTGCAGCACTTCTACCCCGGCCGCCGCGTCGCCGAATTCTGGCGCACCATCTCACCGCTGCGCACCGGTGAAATGACCCCACGCGAGCTGCTGGTGCTCGTCGACGAACTGCCCGGCGACAGCCGCTATAAGCGGGCGCGGTCGACCGCGTGGACGTTGCAGGAAAACCTCACCGCCCGGCTCATCAACGAGTTGCAGGACTATCGCCGCGACTACCGCAACGCGCACGGCGCCGAGCACCATGTCGCCCTGGTCACCCCACCGGAACTACCGCACGAAACCACCGCACGTGAAGCCGCCGAACACCGCCGCGCGCACCACCGTGCTCTCGGCCCCGCGGTGCTCGAGCGCATGCTGCGCGGCGAGCTGCGCATGACCGACATCGACCCCACCCGACCTATTGAGGAGGCACTCGGCCCCGCATGACTCCGGTCTATTTCGACATCGTGTCCCGCATCGTCGGGCTCGAAGCCGCAGCGGCTGAGGTGGTCGGCAAGGCGGCGCGTGCGGGCGAGCAGGCGGGGACCGGGTTCGCCGACGCTTTCAAACGTAAGGTGCTCGGCGACAGCGCCGCGGTGACGGCGTCGATGACGACGCAGGTGAACGCGGCGACCTCGGCCCTGGAAACCGCGTCGGTGCGGGTGGTCAAGGCCAAAGACGCCGAGGCCGATGCCGCGGGCCGCGCCCGCGTCGCCGAGACCCGACTCGCCGAAGCCCGGCAGAAATACGCGACCGACTCGGCGAAATACATTGTGGCCGAGGAGAAACTCGAACGCGCCAAACGCGCCACCATCGCCGCCACCAACGATGTGACCACCGCGTTGGCGGCCGAACAGCGCGCACAGGACGCGCTCACCGCGCGCCGCGAGCAGGCCACCGCCTCGGCCGGGACGTTGGGTCTGGCGTTGAAGACTGCCGCGGTGACCGGTGTCGGCGCGCTCGGGGTCGCGATGGGCGACGCGGTCAAGCAGGCCGCGAACTTCCAGGAGACGCAGACTCGGCTCGTCACCACCGCGGGCGAGTCGAAAGACGCGCTCGCGGCGGTGTCACGGGGCGTGTTGGATCTGGCCGGGCAGACCGGCTACTCGGCGGCCGAACTGTCGAAGGCGATGTACACGGTCGAGTCGGCGTCGTTCCACGGCGTCGACGGGCTCACCGTCATCAAGGCCGCCGCTCAGGGCGCGGCGCAGGAGGGTGCGCCGTTGCACGATGTCGTCGACGCGCTCACCACCTCGTTGAAGGATTTTCAGTTGCCCGCGAGCGCGGCGGCCGATCAGGTGTCGCAGATGATCGCCGCGGTGTCGCACGGGAAAACCACCTTCGCGGATTTCTCGGCGTCGATCGGATCCGTCGAGGAGGCCGCCCACCAAGCGCATATCCCGATGTCGGATCTGTACGCCGACGTCGCCACGATGACGTTGCACGGCATCTCGGCCGACCGTGCGACGCAGAATCTGAATCGCGCGCTCACGACGCTGCAGAAGCCGTCGGAGTCCATGCGCCAAGCCCTGGCCAACGTCGGTATCAGCGCCCAAGACCTGAGCGGCAAACTGTCGGCCGAGGGTTTGTCGGGCACGATGAACGACATTTCGCAGGCGATCATCGGCCACTTGGGCCCCGATCACAAGGTGCTCGTCGACGCCTTCAACCAAGACAAACTCGCCGCCGAGGACGCGGGCCGCGCGTTCGCGGTGATGCCGAAGAATCTGCGCGACATCGCGACCAGCTTCCATGACGGGTCGATGACCGTCGGCGACTACCACAAGGCGCTGAAGGAGCTTGCGCCCGAACAGGCGAACCTGCTCGATCACTGGGCCGCGCTGGACAAGAAGGCGACAGGGCTCAACGCGACGTTGACCTCGGCGAAGAACACCGATCTCACCTACAACCAAATGCTTATTGCGGCGATGGGCAACCAGGAAACCGCCCGTGTCGCAGGCAATCTCGTCGGCGGCGACGAGGGCGATACCGGCGGGCGTGTCGGCGGTAACTTCGCCGACGTGCAGGCTGCGCGCCGCGATGTCGACGCCGCGCACGCGGAAGGCCCGGGAAACGTCAAGGGTTGGGCCGAGGTACAGGGCAATTTCAATCAGAAGCTCGCCGAGACCAAGGCGAGTATCGGCGCGACCGCCATCGCGATCGGTACCGACCTGCTCCCGGCCGCTACGAGGATGCTCGATTGGCTGCGTGAGGGCGCGAGCTGGCTGCAGACGCACAAGCGGCTCGGCGACGACCTGATCATGACCATCGGCGGTATCGCCGCGGGCTGGGCCGCCTGGAAAGTCGCTTCGGGCACCTTCGCCCTGATCAAGACCGGCGTCGAGGGCATCACCACGGACGCCAGACTCGCGGGTGCCGGATTCTCCGCGATCAGCGACGGCGCGTCGGCCGCGGCGTCACTGACCCGCGACTATTGGAACTGGACGGGGCAGTTCCGCGTGCAAGCCGCGAAAGACTGTGCCGCCACGAAGATTTCGGCGGTCACCGAAGCGGCCGAGTCGGCGGCGGCGTGGGCCGCGCAAGGGGCGCGGTCGGCCGGAGCGTGGACGCTCATGCGGGCACAGGCGATCCGCGCGTTCGTCGCGACCAAGGCCGGTGCCGCCGCGGCGGCGGTCGAAACCGCGGGGCTGTGGGTGGCGCAGAACGCGCGGGTCGTCGCGAGTTTCGTCGCGGTCGAGGGTGCGGTCATCGCGACCACCGTCGCGCAGAAGGGGGCCGCTGCCGCGGCGTGGTTGCTGGACGCGGCGATGGACGCGAATCCGGTGGGCCTGGTGGTTGCCGGGCTTACTGCGGTCGTCGCGGCCGTGGTCTACGCCTGGAATCACTTCACCTGGTTCCGCGACGGCGTGAAAGAGGTCTGGCATGTCATCTGGGACGACGTGATACACCCGATCGTCGGCTACATCGTGGACTACTACCGCACGTGGGTCGAGATCGCGGTGTGGGCCTACGAGAAGGGCATCAAGCCCGCGATGGACGGCATCGGCGCGGTGACGACCTGGCTCCACGACACGGTGATCAAGCCGGTCGTCGAGCTGATCAAGACCGAGGTCCGTGCCTGGGCCGAGGTCTACGTGTGGTTGCACGAGCACGTGATCGCGCCGACCGGTCAGAAGATCGGCGACGCGCTCGGCCTGGTCAAGGATGCGTTCAAGAACACGGTCGACTGGATCGGCGACCAGTGGGGTCGCGTCGAGAAGATCGTCGGCACGCCCGCGGTCGCGATCATCGATCTCGTCTACAACGACGGAATCGTCCGCCTGTGGAACGGGATTGCCGACGTGTTCCACCTCGGTCACCTGAATGCTGTTGATACGAGCAAGATTCCGCACTACGCGCTCGGCGGTGTGCACGGTGTCATGTCCGGGTGGTCGCCCGGGGTCGACGACCGGCTCGTCGCGGTCGGCGGGGGTGAGGCGATCATGCGGCCGGAATGGACGCGCGCGGTCGGCCCGGACTACGTCCACGCCGCCAACGCCGCAGCCCGCGCGGGTGGCGTATCGGGGGTGCGGCAATTCCTGTCGGGTGTACCGCATTTCGATTCCGGCGGCATCGTCGGCGATATCGTCGGCTGGGCGAAGAACGTCGTTGGGGACGCGATCGACGTCGCCACGTTTACCGCCCGCATGTTCACCGACCCCGAGGGCGCGGTGCGTGCTCTGTTCACGCCGGTCATCGACCGGGCGCTGCACGCACCCGACGGCGGCAGTGACGGGGGAACCTCGCCGTGGCGAGACATGCTGATCGGCATTCCGGGACAGCTCGTCGAGGCCGTGATCGGGCAGGCGAAATCCTGGCTGTCGACCGGCCGCAGCACCAGCAGCACCGGCGGCGGGGGCGGGGTGCCGTTCACCGGTAGCCCGGACGTCGACGGGTGGATCGCTCAGGCGATCCGGATCGCCGGTGTCGGCGCGGGCTGGGCGCCGGGCCTGAAAACGATCATCGGGCGTGAGAGCGGTGGGAATCCCAACGCAGTCAATCTATGGGACAGCAACGCCGCGGCCGGGCACCCGTCGAAGGGGCTCATGCAGACCATCGACACCACGTTCGAGCGCTATCGGTCGAAGTCGTTGCCGGACAACCCTTTCGATCCGGTCGCGGATCTCGTCGCCGCGATCGGCTACCTGCGCGATGTCTACCAGGTCAGTGACGACGGCGCGAACCTCGCGGCCCGTGTGCAGCAGGCCGACCCGTCCCGGCCGCCGCACGGCTACGCGACCGGCGGCATCGTGCCCGGTGTCACCACCATGCAGAAGGCGGTCAGCGGCCCCGAGATCGCGCTGCAGCAGGTGCGTGAGCATGCGGCGACCATGTACGCCTGGGGCGGCAGCGATCTCGCGACCGGTGTCGACTGCTCGGGCCTGGTGAGCGCGGCCATCCAGATCGCCGAAGGCATCACGAATCCGACTGCGCGCCTCGGCAATACGACATCAATGCTCGCCGGACAATGGCCGCATGTCGTGGCGGGCGCGAGCCCGGCCGACGTGTTCGCGATCGGCGCGAACGCCGACCATATAGCCGCGACGATCCTCGGCACCAGTATCGAAGCGCGACAATCCGGTGAGCGCATCCGCTACGGCACCGACGCCGTAGGGGCGTTCGATCCGCAATTCACCGCTCAATTCCACCTCGACCCAACGGTTTTCAACCCGCCATACACGGCGCGCCCGACCGGCTCGGGTACGAAGACGCCGCAGGAGAAGGCGCAGGCGTACACCGACGGCGCGCGCAAGGCGCTCGCCGCGGCAAAGGCTTCCGATGACGCCGCGGCCAAGCACGACCAAGCCGCGGCCGACTACGAGGCCAAGGCCACCCACGCCCAGCAACTCGCCGACCACGCGCAGGGCACAGCGCGCGACAAGCATCTCGCCGCGGCCAGAGATTACGAGGCCAAGGCGAAGGCCGCGCACGACGCGGCCGACAAGGCGCGCCAGGCCGCCGCCGCGCACCGCGCCAAGGCCGCCGACGATCAACAGAAAGCGCAACAGGGCACCAGCCAACCGGCCACGACCGGCAGCGAGCTGTCGCCGCGCGGCGCGGCGAGCCACTCGGCGAGTACGACCGGCGGTCTGCTGACGTTCGAACAGCTCGGCGAGCGTGCGGGCGGTCTCGCCGCCGGTGCGTTCCTGGAAACGTTCGGGCTGAAAGACACTCTGCTGGCGGACCCGAACACGTCGCCGTTGCTGAAGATCGCGGGACAGCTGGGGAGCCTGCAACTGCAGGGCCGCCCGGTGTTCGTGAATCCGCTCGCCCCGCCGCAAGCGACCGCGATCCCGCAACAGCTGAAGGTCACCGACCCCGGGGAATTGTCCGGCGAGTTGCCCGCCACGCACGATGGTGGTGGTTTGATCCCGCCCGGGCTGTCGATCGTGAACAACAAGACCGGGGCGGCCGAGCTGGCGGTGTTGAGCCCGCAGCAGGGCAAGCTCGCCCCGGCCGAGCAGCCCCGCGTCGCACCCGATCTCGGTCGCTCGGCGCCGCTGTTGACTATCGAGCACTGGCATCAGCACAGCGACGGTGGGCAGGCCGATGCCCGGGCGATCGTGCGGGAGCTCAATGTCTATTCGGGGGCGCTGGCGCGGTGACCGGCCGCGTGCTCACCCCAGCGGATCCGCCTGGCGCGCTCGCACTGGAATCGTTGCTGTCGGGCCGAGATTCACTGGTGACCTGGGTCGGCACCGATGGTTCGCGGTGGCCGATCTCCGGGGGCCTGGCCCCGCGGCCGCCGGTCGCCGAGGGGGTGCAGTTGCTCGACATCAAGGGCCTGCACGGGCCGCTCAAACACGTGGATCAGCAAGGCGCGCACGAGGATGGGGTGACCTATCTCGATACCGTCTACGACGCCGCCGAGATCGACATGACGCTCGTGTTCTTCGGCCGCGACCAGATCGCGCGGCGTCGCGTGTTCCGGCGGTGGCTGGCGGGTTGGGAGCCCAAGCGGACCGGGCGGCTGTGGTGGTTCACCGCCGAGACTGGGCATTGGTGGATGAATCTGCGGCTGCTGCAAGAACCGCGCGATGTCCTCAAGGCCGGTGACGCCGCCGCGGTGCAGATGGCATGGTCGGCCCGCGGCGACCGCCCGTTCTGGGTGTCGTTCGATTCGATCTCGACCACGCTCATCGCCTCGGACACAACCACATTGGCCGACCCCGCCGGCAAAGCCGCCCCGAACTTCCTGCCGGTGTGGAATCGCGGTGACCAGGATGGTTGGCCGGTGCATCTGCTGCAGGGCCCGGGAGTGTTCAGCGTCGGCGACAACGGGGGGCCGCGGCGAATCACGGTGCCGCTCAACATTGGTGAGCTCGCCCGGGTCACGACGTTGCCGAACCGGCGGACCGTGGTGGAGGTCAACACCGGCGCGAACATCTATCCGCGGGTGCGGGGCAGGTTCTCCACCCCGGTACCGGCGGGGGCGAGTGTGCGGATCCCGGTGACCGTGACCGGCGCGACGCCCGGGGTCACTTCGGCGGTGTCGTCGCTGACTCCGTGGCGGCGGTGGCCGGAATGACCGGGCCGCCGATCGACCTCACCCGGGTCGACCCCTGGCAGGCGTTCCGGGCCGCCGCCGCCCGCGCCGCCGACCAGGCCGAACCGGCGGGGCGGCAGTTCCTTGTTACCTACTACGACAACACCGGTTCTCCGCTCGGTGAGTGCGGCGACTACATCTCGGTCACCCTGACCCCGAAGAAGAACGCCATCGCCGCGGCGACGATCGTGGTCAAGGATTCCGACCCGTTCGCCGAGGTGGCGGCGACCTGCTATTACACGGTGGTCCCGGTGACCATCGAACTCGCGTCGGGGTGGCGGTGGTCCGGGCGCGTGGACGTGCCGACCGACGACTTCGTGCACGGCGTCGCCACCACCACTATCCAGCTGATCAGCGATTACTGCTGGTTCCATTCGCTGATCGTGTTCCCGGCGTGGTGGATGCCGATCGAGGCACAGATCCCGAAGGAAGCTGTTTTCGTAGGCCCCGCGGTCACCAATATCAAGGAGATGGTCGCCGAGTGCGTGCTGCGGCAGTCCGGGCTGCTCGGCGCGATCCTGGAATTCGCCGGAAACATCCTCAACCCGCCCGCCTACCTCGGGTCGTTGCTGGATGCGGGCCCGTTGGCGGTGCCGATTGTGGTGGTGCCGACGAACCCGCTCACGGATACGAGCAAGTGGACGGCGATTACCGCCAAGATGACCACGGTCGCCGCGGCGGTCGACCAGACCCTCAAAGACTGCGGGCTGTTGCTCACCGCCGACCTATGGCTACCCACCGATCCGCAGCCGGTCGGGCTCGCCGAGTGGGGCATCACCCTCACCGAGCCCTGCATCGTGGTCGATGTCCGCGACTACAGCACCGTCACCGGGATCACCGGCACCGCGCTGGACGGGCTCATCGGCACCGCGGTCGACCTGCTCGACACCGTCCTCGGCGAAATCCTCACCCTCCTCGGCCGCGAGCACCTCGCCGACGGCGATTCCACCGACGCCACCAACCCGTACGGGTCCGGAATCATCGCGCAGCTGCTCGGGCTGGACGCGAAACCGCCGTGGGTGGTGTACGAGGACGGGCCCCGCTCGGGCATCCAGGAAAGCCACATCGCCGCGCACCACCCACTCGCCTACCGAGTGATCACCGGCGGCAAAAGCCCGGACTGGGTGAACAAGGGCATCGACCTGTTACTCGAATGGGCGTTGTCGGAGCTGCTGGCGGCGTTCGGTGCATCCGGGATTTCCAGCACCCTCCTGGATGGGCTGCTGGACAACGTGTTTCTCGCCTACATGCAGATCGAGGACGAGCCGCGGCGGATCAAGCTCGGAAAGTTCGGGCGCCCAGAATATTTCGCGCAGGGCGGCAGCGCCGCCTACACCCTCGACGCACTCACCATCCTCGAATCCGCCCTGTTCGACACCCGCGGCTACCACAGCTTCCAACTCGTCGTCATGGACGGATATCCGTACCGGTTCGGTGGGGTGCTGTTCGGGCGGCAGTTCGGGGATTTCGGTATCGGGTTCCCGGTGTCGTGGGTGCGTAAAGGCAAGATCTACACCGACTATTGCACCGAGGCGCCCCTCATCGACGACCGCACGCACCGGGTGCAGATCCTGCCCAAGATCGGCGATCAGTCCGCGCTCGAATCACCGTGGGCGCGGCTGATGCGCCGGGTGTCGAGCCTGTTCGACATCGTGAAGGCCGCCAGCCTCGCGCAGAACTGAGGAATCGTGAATTGACTTCTTCCGCACTGGTTTTGAACCCGGATGGGTCGGCGACATGGACCGGAACCCTGTGGATTCCCAACATCTTCGATCTCGCCAACACCGGCGTCGGCACCATCACCCTCACCCCCGCAGGCGGGTGGGCGAATCTGCCCGTGCTGGCCCAAGGCGCGCCCGGCCTGCCCGCGGTCATCGACTCGGTCTCGGTCACCACCCTGGACCCCGCCGCCACACCGCCGCCCACGCAATCGGCGCAGCTGACGCTCGTCGACCCCGGCGGCCCCGGCCAAGCCGCGCACTACACCCTGACCCTGAACCTGCTCAAGGGTGCGGCCGGGGCGACGGGTGCGGCCGGGCACATCCTCGGCAGCGCCGATTTCGCCAATACACCGGCCGACGGTCAGGTCCCGGTCTACGCCGCGGCCGGGAAACAAGTCGTGTGGGCGACGATCCATCCGGTGACGCCCTCCTATGTGCTGCCGGGGACCGCGTTCACCGCATTGTCGGAATCCGCGTCGGGCGCACGCGATATCGTCGCCGCGCTCACCATCCCCGCCCAGTCCTACCGGTACCGGCCGCGGGTCTCCGGTGACCTCGAGGTGACCGGCGCGGCCGGGATGCGCATCGACGCCGAGGTCCGCATGGGCCCCCAAGCCACGCCGGACGCGACCATCTCCACCACCGGCACCCTGATCGGCTACGGCCGCGGCCAAGACTCGGCATCACCTGTGCACCTGGGCATTTCCCCGTTCTTCGGGGCCGCGATGTCCCCGACCGACACCAACCCCGCCGCAGCGATACCGCCGGGCACCGCAGCCCGGATCGTGCTCACCGCGGTCCGCCAATACGGGTCGGCCGCCTGGACCACCTCGCAAGCCCTCGGCGAGCTCCGCATCACCCTGGACCCCGTCTAGTCCGGTGGCGTTGAGCCCGCAATTCATGGCCGGTGTCGGCACCGCCATGAAAGACTTGCTGCTCGCCCACGTTGCCAGCGCCCTAGCCGGTGTCGACATCAACGTGTTCGGCGTCGACGTGCACCCGTTCGCATTCCTGCAACAGTGGTCCGACGACCTGCGTACGCAGGCCAATGCTGCGATCAATCAGGCCGCGGCGGCACAGTCCGGTGTCAAGACCGTTGCCCAGGGCGTGACGGGCCCGATCACCGGCACCGCCAGCAGCGACCCGAACGCCGTGCACGCCGCCGTCAGCCAGTTGCAGGGACAGGTCAACTCGAAGCCGAACTATTCCGATATCCCGACCAACATTCCGCTGTGGGTCAACGTCAATCCGGGGGACGACCCGACGTTCCCGATCACGCAACTCGTCGAATGGACCGATGTCTCCGGCGGCACCAACGGCAATCCCGCCACCGGTTCGGAAACCGACGATCCGTCCTACGCCCCGGCGACCGATGTGCTCGAACTCGGATTCATCCGGGCGACCCGCAACCGGCACTACACCACGATCGGCATGGTCACCGGCAACGCCGCATGGGGACTCGCGCCGCTGCTGTTCTACGTCTACCTCTACAAAATGGATCCCACCACCGGCGATCTCACGCAGCTGTGGAACTCCGGTGACGTGACATCGCAGATCAGCACGGCCGGAACGCAATTGCGGCTCACCATGCCGACCGTGACCGCCGCACAAGGCGACATCTTCGCCGTCGGTGTCCAGCAGCATGCACCCACGATCGGCACCGCCGTGCGGCCCCTGGCCTGCGTGCGTCAAAGCCAACCCGCGCAACCCGCCGGTGTCTATCCGCGCAACATCTACGCCTACTACAACGCGACCAGCAGCTACCCGGCCCCGACAACGATTCCCGCCTCGCAGCTGAAAGTCGGCACCTGGATCCCGTGGTTCGTCCTCGGCCAATAACCCCACCCCACCACCACGCCCACCCCTGTTTGAAAGGCAGCCCCCTCATGACGCTCGGACTCGACTACGCGGCCGGTCGGCCCTCACCGGACGCGATCAAGGCCGCAGGCTACGACTTCGTCGTCCGGTATCTGTCCGACGGCGGCCCCGGCCTGCCCGGCAAACTCCTCACCCCCGCCGAGGCCGACGCCCTGCGCGCGACCGGGATCGACATCGTCGCGAACTGGGAAACCACCGCCGACCGCATGCTCGACGGCTACCCGGCCGGGGTCTACGACGCCACCCTCGCCCTCGCCCAGGTGATCGCGTGCGGCGGCCGAGGCGATCGGCCCATCTACTTCTCCGCCGACTTCGACGCCACCCCCGACCAACAGGGCCCGATCGACGACTACCTCCGCGGCGCCGCCTCCGTCCTCGGGCCCGGCAATGTCGGCATCTACGGCGGCTACTGGCCGGTCAGCCGCGCCCTCGACAACGCCACCGCGCGGTGGGCGTGGCAGACCGACGCATGGTCGGGCAGCAACCGCGACCCTCGCGCCCACCTACACCAACGCATCCAGCAGGTCACCGTCGACGGCATCACCTGCGACGTCAACGAAGCACTGACCGACGACTTCGGCCAATGGTCGACACCAGTTGTCCCACAACACGATTCAGGAGAAACCCCGATGGATATGAACGACTTCACCGCCTACATGAGCAACGTCGTCTCCGACATCAAAGACATCCGCCAGCAACTGACCGGCGGCCGAGATCGTGTCGACACCCCCACCGGGGTAGACATCACCGCGAGCTACCCCGGATGGCCGCAACTCGGCCAAAACCCCGACGGCACCCACCGCACCATCGTCGACGGACTCGCCGCAGTACTCGCCAACCTAGCCGACCTACACACGACGGTCACCGCCCTGGCCCGCACCCACGCCGCCGACACCGACGCCGCCTCGAACACCGGAGCCCGGCAGTGACCAGCCCACGACAGACCCCCGCAGCCCCGAGCCAAGTCCGCCACCCGTGGCACGCGGTCGCGCGGACCGTGTTCCAACTGGCGATCGGGATCGCCGCCGCGATGCCGATCATCGTCTCCGCCTCGGGCATACCGGCGACCGCGGCCGGTACCGGTGCGGCGCTGGCGATCTCGGCCGCGATCACCCGAATCATGGCGATCCCGGCCGTCGACGCCGCACTGCGCCTGTGGCTCCCCTGGCTGGCCGCCGAACCCGCCACACACGCCGGTGCGACCCTCGAACCCAACACCGACTCCGGCCCCGCACAGGTGGGGTTGAGCGAGTGAATCCACAAGCGCTCTGGCAGGACGCCGCGATGGTGCTCAGCGGCAGCGGCGCGGCCGAGGGCCTGCGATGGCTCCGGTCGCGCCGCCGCCACCGCGCCACCGAGCGCCGCGACGACGCCTCGGCCGCCGAGCGATTCATGAACATGGCATTGAGGCTCGAGGCGCGGCTCGAGCAACAGCAACACAAGATCGACGCCCAAGACGCCGAAATCGCCGCGTTGAAAACCACACTCAGCGACCAAGACACCCGCCTCGCAACGCAAGCGGGTCTACTGCGTGAGTCGTTGCACCTGATCGACGAACTCCTCGACCCGACCAAACCCACCCCGCAGATGTCGGCCGCCCTGCGCGCCGCCTACGAAAACCGCGGACACCCGTGACCACGCCGCCAAGCCCTCACGACGCGGTTACGGCGAATATCCCGAGCCTCAAGCTATTTCGGCCTTCATTCGAGGAGGTGACACCATGCCCGACTTCCTGTGGCGAATTCTCGCCCTCATCCTGCTCAGCGGATCGGCCAACGCCTAGCCGCCCCCGTGCGCGCGCACGGTGACGTACGTCGCGAGCACCTCCGAACAGCCCATGACGGGCGAGTCTTGTGGAATCGACTGCCGGAGGTGCTGAAGCACGCTGAGTGTCGTCTCGTCCCGGACGCCGCTGTCGATCATCAGCTCGTTCGCCTTCTTCGCCTCGGCGTACAGCTTGTCGTCGTCCTCGCGGCAAGCGCCGTGCAACGAGGTCAGCGCCGCCTGCTCATCCGGGCTGTAGCGCGGAGCGGCAACCGCTGGCGTCGAGTCGGTCGCGCTTGCACACGCCGAGATCGAGAGCGCGATGATAGTTGCGGATACTGCTATTACGGTGCGGCGCATAGAGATTCCCCCTTGGAATGTGTAAATACAACGTCCGCGAACCACGTCGCAGCTGTCATCCGGCCGTGCACCGCCACCGTTACGAGTCGCACGCGATCGGCGTGTCGAGACCGGACGCGGGACGGTCAACGACCACCCTTTTCCAGCCCACGGTCTCGTATCCGGTCGCGCTCGGCTGCCCGCCCACCCCGCGTAACCTCCGATGTCAGTTCCGGTGCGCCGGGCAGCGGGACGCCGGGGGCGGGCATACCTTTGTGGATCAGCTCCATGATTCGAATGAGGTCGGGTGACATGCCTTTCGCCTTGAAGGCTTGGATCTGGGATTGCTGCCACTGCGCCGCGAGGTCTCGCGCCTGCTGCGCTACCCGTTCGGCCTGCGCCGCGCGGTCGGCGGCGTCGGTGGCCTCCCGCGCCGGTGACTGACCGGGCGGCGTGAACTCCTGCGCTACCCGCTGCGCCGCCTCTCGTTCCTTCTGCTGCCGTTTCTCACGTGTCTGCTGCGGCGTCTGCCCTCGTTCCTCGCGTGCCTTGGCCTCCCGTGCTTGCACAATCGCACGGATATTTTCCAGTCGCTGACGGGCACGGTTGGCGCGATCCAGCTCGTACGCTCGGACCAGTTCGAGTTGCTTGGATGCCAGGGACTGGCCGAGTTGCATGGCGCGGAGCGCGTCGGCGCGAGAGACGATCTCGTGATGAAACCGACCGGGAAAATCGCGGGCCAGGTCCTGCATTTCTTTGGCTACTGCAGGAGGCACTTTCTCGCCCTCCACCGATTCCCATCGGGAATAGGCGATTTGGCCGGATTCGAGCCCGGCGCGCTCTCGCTCCAACTGCCGCAATGAGTCCCGTTCGTTAACTCTTCCCGATTTCCGCTCTATACCTTTCGCGCCCCGGCCTTCGGTCCGCGCCGAATCCAGCACACGTGGACCTTTGCTGGTGTTTATCGTAAACTGACGCACCCAGCCGCGCTCGGGAGTTTCACCCTGCTCGCGTGCGCGGCCGAGCTCGAAATACAGGCCCAGTTCATATCTGGTCAGATTTCGCCTGAAGTCGTCGTATTCGTCGGGCACGGTAGCGCCCACCCCCGTTTACGAGAAAATTAGATCAGTTGAAACGCGGTGCGACATCGACCGCGGGGCGCATAGTCACCCCTTCGGGCCAGCATCGGTCATGTTGTACTCGACCATGCGCGGTCCATAATTCTCTTTAAAGAGAGTGTCCGACATGGCCACTACGCTCCGGATGTCGTCGCCGTATTGAACGGCCGGGCCGAAATCGACATACAGTGGAGCGCCCCATTCGGGGCGGTTCGTCCATGTCATGCCGGTACGTCGCACGTAGCATTCACCCAGGAATCGGATGAACCCGTCGGCGAGTTCACGGTTTTCCGGTGCGATGAATCCGGCCCAGTCGCCGAACAGTTTATGTGCCGCTTCCATGGCCTGAGTTGACTGCGGCGGCTTCCACCATAGCGAATCGGCATCCACCTCCGGAGCGGCCTCGGCAAGGAATGCCCGCACCCGTGATTCCATGTGGTCAGGCGCAACCCAATCCAGCCACGCTTGCGTTTTCTCGTCGTACTCGATGTCGAAACCGAGCTGGTCGTCACTCACATTGAACTCCCCTCTGCGTGCGGTTGGATGTCACTGTGTCGGCGGATAGTGCGGTGATGGTCGTGCGCTGCCATGCTTGCACGGGCTGCGCCCACGGCGGCCGACGCCGCTCGAACCCCCGGGTGACGATCAGCATCGACGCCCGGGTCCGGTTACTGCGCCGGGCGAGGTCGTCGAGACTGCGCGGCCAGACCGCGGCCCGCATGACCCGGAGTGTGTCGGCTTGCAGGTCGGTCGCTGGTGGCCGCGCGGTTTTCGGATCCTCGGGGGCGGCGGTGGTGACCTCCCATGCCTCGACCGGCTCGACCAGACCGCGCCGCGCGAGCGCCTCCAGGGCGGTGTCCACCTCGGTGACCGGGAGGCCGGTGATCGCGGCGATTTCAGCGCGGGTGTGTGCTTCGGTGGTGAGCGCGACATATCCGAGAACGGCGGTGGTGAACATGATCACTCGTGTTCGGCGGGCAGCTGTTGCTTGCGCCAGTAGCGGTACGCCGAGGCGCTGGGTGTCAGCTGGGAAAGAATGTCTGCGTTGATGATTGGCTCCAGGCTGAGCGCGGCGGCCCAGACGCTCGCCGAGATGGCTCCGTCGAAGAATCGGCGCAGCAGCCGCTGTCTCGGTTCGGGGGTGAGGGTGTCGTAGTCCCATTCGATCAGGGAAGGGTCGGGCGGGCAGATGACGACTCCGCGGGTCATGCCGCGAGCATCGAACACGACTGCGCCGCAGACGAGATCGCGTATCCGAAACGTGCGACGACCACCCGGTGCGGCGCGGATGGCGTCGGGTGGCATGTTCGCGGTGTCGGCGAAGTCGCTGCCGCTGGCGAAGATGCTCAGCCCGTACCCCCACAGGTTGGGCAGCTGCGCCTCGAACCGATCAGCCATGTCGAGCACGGCTTCTGGGGAGGTGACACGGCGGGTACGCAGGTCATTGATGTTGTGCTCGCCGGTGGCCCCGCACCCCCACAGATACATGCTCGTGTCGGCGGGATCGTCGGGGACCACGCGGGCACGGTTTCCCGCCATACCCACCAGCATCGAGCGCACGAAGCTCGGTCGTGGATACTCGATCTCGGGCATCATGTCCCCTCCCGCGCCGCGGGCTTACCGGGCATCGGGATGCCCGCGTCGAGGTGCCATGTCGGCACCGATTCGACCCACTGCGGTCTGTGGCGTGCGAGCCAGTGCACGGCCCTGGTCATCGGGGCATACGGGCCGCCGGTGGCGCGCGCCAGGCCGTGGGACGTACGCGGCCACGGCACGTCGCGCATCGTCAGCAACGCACGGATCTCGGTGCCGGTAAGCTGATGCTTCCCAGCGGCAGGATTCGCGGGGGCAGCCTTGGTGAGCATCCACGCCGGTCGTCCTCGGCGCACCATGTTGTCCTGCTCCAAGAGGGCCAAGATCGCCGGTACCGATGGTCGGGCGCGCCCGTCGACCGGTAGGCCGGTGAGGTGGGCGAGTTCGGCGGCGGTGCAGGGGTCGGGGGAGTTGGCCAGCGCGGCCAAGACGGCGGCTTGCTCGTCGAAGAAGTAGCGAGAGCCCACAATCGTCCCTTCCTGGACTATCTAGTGTTCGTGAATCCATTGCTGGGCAACGTCTTTCAGATAGCCGATATCGGTCGCGGATGCTTCGCGTACTGTCGCGTCGTCGCGGCGCACGCGCAGGGCGCACGAGGATGCGGCGGTGGCACGGATTTCGAGGTTGTAGACGCCGTGCAGGCGCACGAGCCAGTACTCGCCGACATCGGCGACCAACTGCCATCCGCCGGTAGCGTCTTCGGGCCGGATCGGGCCGCGCGGCTCGGTGTCGTTCACGCGACCGGCTCCGACGCGCGAGCCAGCGCCGCGAAATACTGGCGGCAGTCCGGCCCGTGGCCCGCGTGCTCACCGAGGACGAACCGCGCTTCGTCGAGTTCGGTGATCGGCGGTGGCTCGTCCCGGCAGTACTGGTGACGCAGCCGCCACAGACCGACCGTCGCCGCGTTCACCGCGTCACCCCCGGCACCGCCGACCGAATCCTCGGCCGCACAATCTCCCAC